AAAAAAATACTTTATGTGGAATATCGCAGAATTGATAAGTGAATGTATCATTGGAAGTCAAAAATTGAGCATGGGATTTATTATAAGGAACATGATTATTACCTGCATGCAAAACTAACTTCGACCCAGACTGCTGAGCCATTCTCATAGCACCAGGCAGTTGTTCCCAACAAGAGCAAAGAACTATATCTGGCTTAATATCAAGAAATTCTTGATATGTTAGGACTTGCCATTCCCCACGCATTGGGGTATTTGTCTGACCGTATCCAAATGGATTTGGTTCATTTGGTGAAGGAATATAGACTTTCCAATTAATTGCATTGAATAATAAGCAAAAAGCATCAAAGGTTCTTTGATGCATGTTGGACATTATTACTGATGGCATCCTATAAACCCTCCACTTCCGCTACAATCTTCTTACCAATATGTTCCCAAGTAAAGCGTCCGGCTATATAAGATTGCAATTTTTTACCCAAACATTTGGCCTCATTCCTGTTGTTATAAACATATTGCAGTTTTTGCGACGCATGATAGATATTTGGCTCGGCCCAAAGTTGATCGCCCCTATACCACGGGGACCATGGCATGTTAGAAACAGGTGTGAAAGAACAGTCAACAATGAATGCTGTATCCTCGTGTGCAAATTCAGTGATACCACCAAAACCTGTTACTATAATTGGATTTCCAGAAGCACCCGCTTCAAAGGGGCCAAGGCCAAAACCTTCGCCGCGATCAAGAGAAACATAGCAGTCCCCGCGCGCGTGAAGACACCGCATCTCATATTCAGACAGCATATCGGAAATATAATACACAGGAGGATATTTGTCAAATTTAATACTTTGCTTTATAGACTTGATGGATTCCCTTATAGCATTTTTTTCTGACTCATCATAACTAGCGCGATGGGTCTTTAAAACAAGAGCCACATTTTCATTATTCTGAAAAGCAAACCAGTAAGCTTTCAACAATCCAGCAGGGTTTTTTCTTTCTTGCCATTGAAAAATACTATAAAAAACATATGCATCAGGATTTACACCTGCAATTTGATATTTCTCAATTGGCTGTTTATATAAATTCATATCAATCCCGTGAGGAACTACGCCAATTGGAACCGTAACTCCACTGTCTTTAAACACTTTCACATTCCATTCACAACCAACCAATACTTTTTGAACATTGGTATTTATATAATCCGGCCATGTTGGATGAAGTCTGGTTGTTTCCCAGATCGTATAACCAATATTAACTTTGTTTGTTTCTCTAAATTTCGACCAAAATTCCGGCGTAGAATGAATTATTACTATATTATAATCGATAGGTTTATTCACTAAACTTCTTAAAATTTCCCCATCTTGTCCCAAGTCGGGATGAGTTTTTTCAAATGATATCGGAAATAAAGTAAGTGGAACTCCAAGACGATGCAGTGCTAAGATATTTCCCCGAGACGCCTTGGCATAGCCTGAATTATCAAACATTGGAGCTATGTATTTTATTCCTTTTATGTCCATTCCTAACCTCCACTCAAAACTTCTACAAACCACAAATCTGCATTATATTTTCACATTTTCCCTCATTGTTCTGCACTTCGCTAAATCCCAAGCGTAATCATACAGATGTAATCCCTTTGAAGACGCAATAAGCTCACCATCTTCGACACCGATTTCCATCGCCATATACTCTTTGAGAAGTTGGATCCCGCCGAGATTTGCGCTAAACCCAGAATACAAATCCCAACTGCGAAAGTAAACAAAAAAGTGTAATTTTCCATTTCGAACCCTAGTATCAATATGTCGAAGGCATGGTGGATCCCCCAATGTAATATCTGTTGGAACCGCTACGGCCATACTGGCTTGGTTCGTACCAAAACCTTGGGTTTTATACATTCGTATAACCTCTTCGATTTGATTAACGCCATTCCAACCTGCAAGACGTTCTCCATATGTATAATCTTCTCCTGGTTTTTTATCAGACGTCATCAAATAGGGCAGATATTCTTCGAGATAACCATCAGCAACGGGATTAGGTATACCGAAATGTGGTGGTATATCGGGTAAAAGAGGACGAGTTCCGGGGTGTTTAATATGAATTGTGATATAATCGAACTCCAACCTTTGCTGTCCTGCATAACTACCTCGGTCAATCTTATACTTTGTTCCATAATCAAAAATTTCCCAAAGGCAGCGGAACCATGCATCCGGCAAATCCCGCGCCTCTATAAAAACAGGTTTTAACATTTTGACGCTCCTATAAGTATAAAAGGTTAGTTTATTAGAACTCTTCGGCTGAAATTTGTGGTTGAGACCCACTAACTTTTGCTAAATTTGAAATTTCCGGAGTTGTTATTAAATCTTTATAGGCTGCATCAAAAATCTTTACCCATTTTTGAGCAATAGGTCCCTGCCAATTAAGTTCAGTTGTAACCCATTTATAAGCATTTTCAGCACGACGCATTGCTTCGTCATAGTTGTTGTAAACAAACAACATTTTTTCTACCATGTCATTAACATCTGTAAGAGGACGTGGAACCTCATTATCATGGGGAAGAACTGTATAAAGATTTGGATCTCCGCCGCTCCTCACTAAGAATCCGCGCTCTTCAGTAATGTTTTCCACCAAAGCTGTATTTGCAGGCATGATAACGGGGGTCTTTGTTGCCATCGCCTCAATCCACGAAAGGCCCCAGCCCTCTCCAACAGCAGTGCTAATAACGCAATCTACAGCATTATACAGCAAATTTACGATCTGGCGGGGATATCCCTGGTTAGCTCCAAAATTCTCTGGGAAAATAACATCTCGCGTAATATCCAGATCATAAAACTTGCAAACTTCTGGCAAATTCCATCCCTGGTCTTCCTTCATCATGTGTAAATAAAGAATTGAATCGGGGACATACTTACGAAACTCAACAAATGCACGAATACTTCTAGGAATATCCTTACGTATTTGATTGCGGTTAAGGTTCATAAAAATAAACTTGTCGGCCTGTGAACCAAAATATTGGCGACGAAAAGCATCCACCTGGTCTTTTGGCAAGGGATGATAATCATTTATATTGACACCATGAGGTATTATCCCAATATTCTTGGACTTCGCTCCTGGCCAGACTTTTTCTGATTGTTCTTTTCCAAATTGTGAATAAGTAAAAACATAGTCACAAGCACAAACATTTTGTATCCATTGCTCTTTTGGAATACCATCAATAGGATAATAACAGATCGACCGGAACTTGCGGTTGTTTTGGTTACGCAGAAACTGATGAAGCTCCGGCAAGAAATCTAGAATAAAAGAATCTTGTAAGAAAAATAATAAGTCATACTTCATTTGAACTATCATATTCGCCACTTTACGACGACCATAAGGATCTCGTTCAGCATTTGTACCAGTCGGCCAAATCCTATATGGAAAGTTATGAGGATCGCCCCAATAATTTATGCCCAAAATATCAATTTGATAACGACCGGTCTTATACAAACCCTCAAAAATGTTTCTACTCACTGTACCAAAACCAGTAGCACACGTCGGGCTGTCACAATAGGCTAACACATGAATTTTTTGCTGTTGGCGATTATTCGACATCGACATCTCCATTTTCTCCTTTGCCGTTTTTAATTTTTCTTAATGCCAAAAATGGCGAAGTATGGCTCACCGTAAAAGCCTGCTCTTTAATCAACTGTTCACGTAACAACGGATTTTTATCCATAAAAGCCTCAATAGATTTCTTGTCAATGGAATTTACAACGCTCAAAAACTCTTTATAATCCAAGAACTTAGCAACTTTTTCTTTGTCATAAATTGTTCTTGAGTTTTGTCTTATGTAAATTTCCTCATCACCACATTGAGGATTCATATCAAATTTTCTTATCTTTTCTGTGAGCACCATTTCTAATTCTTGCTCGCGCATTTCTAAAATTTTTTTTACACTCTTCACTTCTTTCCACTCTTTTATTAAATCTTCATCTGACAATGACATTGTCGATAGAAACTTATAGTCTGATTTTTTACATGCCTTTTTGTATTCATCACAATACTCACGATAATCACACCAAGGGCAAAAAATATTTAATTGAGGTCGAGCGTCTTTCTTTGTAAAAGACAGCATTTCATTATATAAAACAAGCAAGTATTCGTCAAAGTCAACACGCTCCTCTGGTGTTCTGTAAGTATATAAAATATCGGATGAGCGCAACATATCCAAACCTAAGATCACACGCTTAAATTCCGGCCATGTCACAGAAGCTACTAAATCATAAATAGAAAGCTGAATATCGTACTTTAGCTTATCTAAAGTAGGTATGGTTTTTGAAGTTTTATAATCTATGACAAGCAAAGTGTCATCGTCATATGCTATAACTTTATCAATTGATCCTAGCAAAGGAACCCCTTTAGGAGTTAAAACATCTGGACCCCCTGCAAAACCAAATTTGACTTCCAAACCAAGAATGTCTTTCCCAAGCGAAAAAGAGTTTAATCTTGTCTTTAATAATCTCTCTCCTTCTTTATAAATTGACATGTCCTGAATACCTTCACGTACAGCCAATCTATGATATAAATCAACAATTTCATCCTTATGTTTTGCAGAAAACTTTTTTTCAGACATCCAAATTTTCCCCGCCAATTCCAAAGCACCATGGACAGCCAAACCCAATTTGAAAGACGGGCTAGGAACTCTTGGCAAATGCTCTATATAAGCACAATAATATTTATATTTACACTCCAGGAACGCTTCAATCCTGGTCGCACTCAGTTTTATGTCCGACATTTGGCACCCTCTCCTTTATAACTTGTTCATATAACTCAAAAAAGTCCGCTGCTTTCAGAACAACATAGATATCAGAGTTATTTCTTTTAAAAAAAACAATTGGTTTGCCACCATGAGATTCTGCTTGACGTATAGCATCCCATATAGACACTTTTTCTGAATTTTTGCATTCAATTCCGTGAAAACAGAAAAGCTCCTTTGCACGTCCTCTCAATATTACATCTCTACCAGTTTGCCCCATTGGACGCGGTTCAATTTCGCCATCCTTTTCAACTGGAATACACAATACTTTAGAAATCATTTCAGCAACTCTTTTCTGCAATATCCTTCCTTTTGCCTTCGCAGAAGCTATTTTTATTCTATTACTAGCCATTTTATAATTCCTCCAACATACGTTTTTGCTCCTCAGTTAAACTACTTATATCTGGATACTTCATTACTAAAAAAATATGCAAATCCCCAGGCGGGCCGCCATAAATACCCGAACGACCTTCACCACTCAAAACAATAGTCTCTCCATCACGAGTACCAGCAGGAATATTTACAACAAGTTCTTTATTATGTATGTCAACTTTTCCGCTCCCATTACAAATAACACACGTTTCAGTTGGTACAGAGCCTCGACCATTACAATTTCTGCAGGGGCTGGAAAATTGAACAAAAACACCGTTCGAATTGCGCGAATCAAAAGACATACCACTGCCATTACACACACCGCATGTCGTAGAAGAAGACGCTCCAGTTCCATTACAAGCAACGCAAACATCCGGATAGGATAACCTAACTTTTAATTTACCGCCTAAAATAAATAGATGCAGTGGAACAACATATTGCAGTCGTATATCTTGACCTTTGCGTGGCACCGTCGTATCCCTTCGTGCTGCTCGATGCATAAAAGGATTCTGAAAAAATTGAGAAAAAATATCAGAAAAACCATCCATACCAGGAAACGGTGATCGAGATGGGCCAAAAATAGACGGATTATCATATGCTCTTCGCTTTTTCGGATCCGAGAGAACTTCATATGCCTCATTAATTTCTTTAAACTTTTCTTCATCTCCGCCTTTGTCGGGATGATGTTCTAAAGCCAATTTTCGAAAAGCTTTTTTTATTTCTTCGTCAGTCGCCGTTCTTTCCAGCCCGAGTATTTTATAATAATCCTTATTCACCGTCTACAACCTCCCACTCGAAATCACACTTGGCACAGCGAAAACAGTTTTCAGAAACTTGAAAAGCAATTGCATTACAACGTAAACATTTATGAATAAAATCAGACATGGTTTTATAATCTTTAGAAGCTACTTGCGTTCTCTTCAAGTTTTCTATATCCATATCTAGATGGTCGAATAAATTTGAATTGCCTTTCAAAAAATTCATATTAGATTCAACGTCTTCAAACTTTACAACAGAATTAGAAATAAGCACCCCATTAAAAGCACGCCACAATGTCATACAACTTGGGCACATATGATAGGAAACCACGTTTACATTTCCACAATCACATTGAAATGACTCCGAAATAAGAACATTTGGCAAATCTGATCCGCATTCTGGGCATAACATAAAAACGTCTCCTCAACTTGAAAAATCAATATCACAGAACTCCAAAACTTGCCCTATAAGTATAACTTCTTCTTCCTCGACAATTATGGCAATTGGCGCAAAAACCTGATTTGGCTCAAGGGCAGGATATTTCGCACACGCAAACAAAACCTTTGTCACAGACGGACAATATAAGATGTTTTCATCGAGAATGTTAAATCTGCCATGCAATTCATCAAACACACCAGGTGCTAGTTCATGATAAGAACCCTTCCGAGGTATTCTTATTTCACATTGTTCTAAAACAATCTTAAACCGATAGTTGCGAGCAGGCAACATCAACATTGTCGGTACACCAAAAATTTCTTTAGGTTCCTCTTCAGTAAAATTTTCCATTTTAGTTATCTCCTATATTTTATAGAACACCAAATTGATCAACCACAACATCTGTCCAATAACGACGCTCTTTCCCACCACAATGTTTGCATTTCCCATCATAGGGACGCTCTTCAATATGACCATGAATCTTAATGAATTGATCCTGTGGTACGGAATTCAACATTTCAGCGACATTTCCCCAGGCAGAAATTTTCAAATACTGAGATTTACTACCATCTCCAATGGGGATTTCCAATCTACCTTTAAAAAGACTTGTATTCTTCTCACCAACTTGCTTAAACTCAGCTCTAACAATCTTACCAACCAAACTAACAAAATTCGAACCTTCCATTTTTAGTTCTCCTTTGCAAAATAAAAATTTAAATACTTTTTTATTTGACTGTACGTCAAATCGGCAGGGTCAAGACCTTTGCCATTTGAATCAACTTCAGTAATAAAAATCGGAACAACATCCATCTTTCCTTCCAAAGTTTGACAAGCCTTTATAGTCCCAGTAACTCCAGCAACATCATTGTCAAACATGATCAAGATTTTTTTAAAATCATGAGCACACAAAAGTGAAACTTGCCCATGTGTAATATGTGATCCCATAGTTGCAACCACTTTTCCAAATCCATATTGTGTTAGCCGCCATACACTTTTGAACCCCTCAACTATAATCAGCGGCTTATCATTGTCAAGATGATACTTGCGAACATTGTTCAAATTATATAAAACTTTATCTTTATCAAAATCAGGAGTAAGAATATATTTATTCTCCCCATCTACATTACTCGTATCACGCAAACTGTAAGCGACCAAGGTATTTAATTCGTCCCGGATTGGAATAATTTCGCGCACAATACCGTGTGAATCGACATATCCACCGGCAATTTCAAAAAAGTCTAAAATTTCCTTCGTGAATCCTTCTTTTAAAAAATAGTCACTTCGCATTGGAATATGCATCGCTAAAAAAGACTCATTTACAAAGTCCGTAATTTTCTTTTTTGGTTTATTAACCAATTTCATAAATAATTCTTTTTCTTTTCTATTTTTATATTCAATGTAAGAAACATTGTCTTCTAATTTGCCAGTCAATGACTGCAAATATTTGACTGCTCCCATGAAATCAACTTTCAAAATACATCTGATCAGCCCAAAAATATCTCCACCGTGAAGTTCATGACATCTTCTTGAAAAACACACCCATGTGTGTGTTTCTTTGTTAAATCTAAACGAAGTAGGATTATCGCCTCCATGAACAATACAACTAGACCTAAGCTCTTTGGGTGTTTCACGCAATATCTTGAAACCAAGAGATTCCAATAAGTATCGTGGGTCCACCGCAGCTTTCAAGGCATCAAGCTTAGCCCTAAATTCATCATGTTTATTGGATTTCATCAAGGGAGTGTGCATTTAATACACCTTTCAACAATCGATCTTTTAACATTTGTTCTGAAATATCAACTTCCCTTATTGAGAGTTTTTCTCTGAAGAAATGATAACCAATACCTTCTTTTGGTGTTATGCCCCCACGACGACTGTCTTTTATCCACAGTTTGTACCCACCGCCACCAGGAAAATCCTTAATCTCTTTGGCGTCGCGCACGCCCCAAAAAGCAATAACATCTGCATAACGAGCAATGCGATCGCTATCCGCGATTTCACCATCGCGATTTATTTGAACTGCCGCCAATACAGGAATGTTTAGTTCGCCTGCCAAATCTTTGAGCTTTGTAGTTACATCACCGAGCAATTGATATTCTTTCCGATTATTGACATTACTAGACAAATCAGGCTCTTTGATATAATCAAAAACTAAAAGTCCAATGTTGTGTTTAAGATGAAATTTTTTCGCCAAGGCTGTTAACTTTTCTATCGTATACCCAGGCATAAATTCATGCCAGAGCTTGCCTTTTTCAATGATTTTGACACATTTATTGATGAGTATATTATAAACTTCATCTGTATAACCACCGTGCTTTATAATTCGCTCTTCCACCCCAGAAATACAAGCAATAATTCGATCGGCCCATTGATCATATGGCATTTCTGTATCAATGTATAAAACAGGCACACCACTTCTATAAGCTACATGCGCAGCGATGTTAGAAAGAAAACTACTTTTACCCATTTTCAAACGCGCAGCGATGATATTTAAAGTCCCAGGAATAAGACCGTCTATTTGCTTATCTAAAATAGGAAACCCTGTAGAAATGCCCATCATTTCTACTTTTATATGTCGACGACTCTCAATAAGCTCACGAACATTATCACCTAAATTAATAGGCTCCTTAATTGCTTTGCTTTCTGTTGAGAGATCTAAGATGTTAGTTTCAACTCGACCAATTAGATCAGATGCCTCCAGACCGTCTTTTGCATTATTCGCAATGAAGCTAATATTATCTGTAAGAATGCAATACAGTTTATATTTTGTACTTGCTTGCAAAACATTCTTTAGATAAACATCAAAATTTATATCTGAAACCAACATGTTATTGATGGACTGCAAATAATCTATGCCACCCAGATTATTTAAAATTCCAAGCTCCTGCGCTACAGCGACAACAAGAGGTAAATCAAAAGAACTAGCTCCTTGCTTATGAATCGCACCAAAAATAGTAAACAAATTACTGTGCTCTAGCCGCAAAAAATCATTTTCAGTAAGTTTAGAGCTTAAGGTATAATAATGCCCAATATCACGAAAACAAAAAGCCAAAAGAGCACGCTCATCAACAGGTCTACAAAATAAATCTTTTATTTCTACCTGTTTATTGTCCATAACGTTCCTTTCTCAAAGTGTATAATTCGTTCTCACGGCGGCTTAACTCTCGCTTAAATGCAGCAATCAATTCTGAAACAGCTTTATCAATACCATCTGTCCGCAATAAATCCCCTTTAAGTTTATTTATATCGTCTTGCAACTTACTAATAGTTGGGTCTGTCTGCATAAGATAAGCAACAGCAGCAGTTTTTGTACCGTGCTTTTTGATGTCTTCCGGCGTTAAAATACTGGAAATAATGAAATCCAAATCGCTTTGCTTTTTATTGAGTTCAGTACGGGCAATGTTCGTTTGCGCCTTATAATAAATTAACCATTGACCCAACGCAATAGCAAACTTGCTAATTGTCACATCTGATATAGCATCTAAAGAAGATACATCAAACGCCCAAATTTTATCAATAAAATCCTGATCTGGTTTAATTTTTTCGTAAGAAAAAATATCCTTATCTAACATTGGCAGCTCCTACTTTTCAACTTACTTTATCATCCTCTGTTCTTTCCGCAAGAGGACGTTTATCGTGCATCCCAGTACAAAATAATTGATGTTCTATAATGTCTCCATTTTCATCCACAATGGCTAAATAATGAGATTCCATAGGCACATATTTACCATCCACTACATCAACCTGGCGACATATAAGACTTAAGTTACAATAACGACACTCTCTAAAAATAGTACCATCTTCAAGACAAACAAAATCACAGCAATCTTTTTTATACATTTTCGCGTCCAACGTGCATCCATTTGCATCACGCAAATCTGATTTGGACGGCCTTATCAAAAATTTACTCATAAAAATATGGCCTTTCAAGTACTTTATTTATTTTTTCTTTCACAAGCTTTTCTGTAATTTCTTCGTCATGACGAAACCGTATTAAACACTGTTTCTTTTCTTCCACATATTGGATCTTTAAATTATCCCGAGAGCGCTGGGCATCAAAACCGGCTTTATCACTATGAAAGTGCTTAATAAATCTTTCATGCTGCTCTCCCTGAACTTCAACAAAGACACCTAATTCGCGTATAAAGAAATCAAAATACAACCTATGTCCTTTATAGTTAATATAAATCTCGCGATGCACTCTCTTATAAGGAATAGGTGGATATAGTTTGTTCAAGATAGAAAATACTTTATCGGCTGTTTTGCTCATAAACTTCTTTCAACCCCACAGATTCAATAACTTGAGCACGTATTCTATTATAAAGTTCAGCATTTTCTTTTAAACACGCCACAGCATTCAATTCACCATTAGCAATACTTTGACCTTCGTATTTATACCAACCGCCCAATTTATCTACAATACCTAGAGAAACAGCCAATTCTAGAACTTCCCAATGGAAATCATATCCTTTGCCATAGATAAGCTTAATGGACGACGTTCTAAAAGGAGGAGCCAACTTATTCTTAACAATTTCAAACAGCGTTTCATGCCCAATAACCAATCCGGTGGCAGGATCAACAATTCGACGTTGTTTGGATTCAGGACCGCGAATTGAAATTCTACCAGTCGCATAAAAAGCGAGTGCTTCGCCGCCAGTGGTTGTTTCCGGATTGCCATATGAACCAATCTTATGACGCAATTGGTTAATAAAAATTATAAGTGTCCCGGCCTTATTCGCAATTGGAGTAAAACGACGTAAAGCCTTACTCATTAGGCGGGCAAGCAGAGCCATAAAATCATCAGAGATATCTGCCTCTGCTTCAGCAGTTGGAATCAACGAGCTAACACTGTCAATCACAGCAACTTGATAACTACCAGACTGAACAAGCATTTCAAGAATGTCTAAATTTTCCTCACCAGTATAGGCCTGAACAAGCTCCAGTTCATCTATATTTACACCATAGCTCTTGAACAACATGGGATCAACGGCGTGCTCTGCGTCAATGTAACAACACCGCATTCCTCTTTTCTGTGCTTGTATTATTACATTGGCGGCCAATGTAGATTTACCTCCGGAATTTGGACCAAACAATTCATAGATCCGACCCAAGGCCATACCACCACGACCCAAAGCCAAATCAAGGCCAATTGAACCAGTGGAAATTGTGGGCACAACCAAATCTTGGTGTGCGCTCATCTTACTGATAACATTCCCATATTTTTTTACAATGGCCTTTTTTATTGTTTCTAAACTTGTCGGTCCTTCGTCCCGCTCTTTACTCTTAGAACCATCTTTGCTTTCAGAAGAGACGTCTTTAGTTAAGGTTACTGCCGACGTGTCAAGTTCTTCATTTTCTTTCTTTTTTCTTGGCATATTATTGCTTTCCCTCCAGTGAATTCAAAATACGATCAATTTCTTCTGACGGCCAACCGGCCAAATCGGCGTATTTTTTGGCGTATTCATCAGCCACAGCAATATCGCGTTCTTCTTTTTCAGACTGTTCACGCAACGCGCGTTCGTTTATAAGTTTTATTGCCAATTCGGTAATCCAACCACAGTTTTTCTGCCCTAATACGCTAAATGTAATCGGAAAGGAAAAATTGAATTTTTCCTCCTCTTCAAAAATGGTCTTTATAATGGCAGCGCATTGCTGTAAAGCCAGCTCCTTTGTTAAACCATCAGCTTCCTGTCGTGCCTCTACAAAAGACGACGCCAAAGCCAAATCAACCGCATGATTGCGATAAACAAACTGCTCAGGATGATACTTTTTTTGTAGAATGTAAAAATATTCAATCAAATCTTTTATGTTCTCTATTGGTTTTCCGACTTCAACTTGCGGGATTTTTCTAACATTAAATCCTCTATATTGAAGAAAACTAATACAGGCTTCCTCAACGGGCTCCGGTGAAGGGCCAAATAAATCAGAACTATCTAAATATTCAGAACATGCTTTAGATAGTTCTTCTATGAATTCTTTTTCTTTCATTATCGTTTCCGTAAAGGCATTATAAGGCTTCTTTGATTCTTATGAGCAGCCGAATCAAATATCAAAGGCGTATCACTGTGCGTGAATCTAAAAACTACTTGAGAATCTTTTATAGAATCAATTGTTGCTTTTAAAAACAAACCATTCACATCTGCTGTAAATGCCTCAGAAAAATCAACAACATTTTCGTATTTCAATTTAGCCAATTCATTATAAAGCAACAAGTTGCCATCTTGAAGCTCGATCGTCAAACGAAAATTATCATCTGCATTTAGAGATTCCACCATAGGAGAAACATCAAATAAGTCTTTATCCAAAACCAATTCATGTTTAAAATTCTCCAATGGCGCGCGGTAATTCGGAAATTGATGCCCAACCAATAAACGACCATATAAAATTCGGTTATTGCATTTTGCCTTTACAGATTTTTCATCAAACTCAAATTGAATAACATCCTCATTGTCTACCAATCGTTTCAAATTAACCACAAAATCATATTTTAATAAAAATTCTCCAACAGTACTGTTTGGCTGATCCGTCCCAAAAACATATTCTGAAATCAAACGTCCATTAGTACCTGCAAAACAAATTCTTTCTTTCTCAATTGCAAAATAAACACCAGTAATAAAAGGACGTGAATCCGCTGGATCCACTGCATACAAGACTTTACTTGTGGCTTCTTGAAACAAAGCAGCATTTAGAGAAAACATTGGCCCCGTAAATGGCATAGGCTGTCTGACGGAATAAACATCATAGCCAAGAAGTTTAAGTTTGGCTTTAGCTGCCTTTCTATTTTGAGTGGTATTGGAAGCAGAAACGAAGAGCTTATTATTATCGACATAAATTTTGAACTCTTTGACGCCGCGGCCTTCAGACCAGGCCGGGAAAGAAAGGACAAAAGACTTGAATTTCCCAAATTCCACCACGAAAATTCCAGGCGTACGAACAAGTACATCTTCATTTACAATAACTAAAAGAGAATTGGTCGTGTTATTTGCTACAAATCGAATTACATTGTCTTCCAACGCTTCAATAGAAATCAGCCCGGTAAAATCCTTAGCATTTGTTTTTGCAACTACACCCAGTTGTTTTACAACTTTCTGTAAAACAGACGCAGAAATATAGAATTCCATGATATAAATCCTTTCCATGAAAAATTACACAACGTGAAGAACAGTTGTAATATAAGACTAAAAATAAATTTGTCAAGTCATTTCGACTTATAAAATGTTTATACCTGTCGTCGTACTTAAAATAACTTTGTCATCCTCCTGCACATAAACGCCTCTTATAAACGAGCCGAGCATGGCGGTCGAAGTGTCTGGTTTTCTTACTAAAATACGCGCTCCCAAAGTCGAGGTGGCTCCAACACAATTTATTTGTGCTATCAAATTAGAACTAAAACTCCCAGAAACATAATCAATTCCATACCGTATGGCTTCATCAATAGTTTTAAACTTTTTCAAATCGTGGAGAATCTTTACTTTATAAAGACGACTCAAATATCTTTCTGTATCTTGAGGAGAATAAAAAGAGCGTAATCTTGTGCGCCAGTGTTCGTCAAGCTCTTTGCGCGTAGCAACATTTCCGACGCTGCTATATAAGTATTCCGAAACAACTTTTTCAAAATCGATCTCTACATCCTTATAATTTCTAACTTCACCCTGATATAAATCATATACACGCTCTTTTTTCTTCCACTCATCAAATTCATATGCACGAATGCGCTGCCCAACAATAACCGCAGGTAAATTTACCGACCGCGGCTCACCTTTTATAAAGGCAGACAACGAACTTAACGACCTAGATGCGTTAATATACAATAATTTTTTATCTTCAACTCTAAATCCCTCTTTCTTAACATAAACATTCAATGGTAAGTTGTCAATAGCTATATAATGTGTATTACGACCAACTTCCGCAGATAAATCAAAAATAGATTTTGAATACAGAGAGCGAATAAACGCATTCAAATCGCTCTTAAAAACGATATCGATTTCCGCCGGCAAATCCCGCAACGTAGACTGGCGGCAGGAAACATTTATAATACCAATTAAATCACTCTTCCTTAAAGTAGATACAGATAAAACTGCAGTGAGGCGTACCACTTTAGGATAAATTTTGGCCTGCAGATCTTTGATATCTTTTCCAGTATCTATATGAGCAGAAAGATTTTTTATAGCATAACCATGCACCTGTGCGGGAATATCGAACTTAAATCTCATAGGAACAATGCGCGCCGGTAAGAAAGCTTCATTTAAAACAGCTGCTCGTGCAAAAATTAAAGCAGCTAAATCACTATAACCACCACTACTAATAATTGACGCAGGCAAATTCCAAGGCCAGTCATATCCATTTATCAAAGTCGACAAATCAGAAGTTTGCCAACCGTGGATGCCGGCTTTAATATCAACAGGCTGTATATAAATCAACGACGCCGTTAGATCTCTAAATTCAGTTCCGCGTATAAAACCAGGCAAAAATACCTGTGCATAGCCTTGAACATACCCTCCCAAATTAAAAAACGCTTGACGCACCCATCCCTTTAACAGGGCCGGCAAAACAAACATTGTAGAAATACTTCCAATTTGACCTTTCAAATCGGCTTTAAACCTTCTATCAATAGAAGCACTAAGATCACGAATCTCAAATCCATGAATTTTCGCCGGCAAATCTTTGAGTAAACGTGCTCTTAAATAACCAAGTAAATCAACAGGTAAAATTATATTCAAACTAGAAGGCAGATTTTCATATACCATCCCACGCACGAACGCAGGAAACCCAAGCACCATAAAGCCGCGAATACTGCCTTGCAAATGCTGATATGGATGTGTGCCAATATATGCAGGCAAATCAACTCCACGTATTTTTCCCTCGATTCCTGCAGCTAAATCCGAAAACGCACCTGTTGCCGATCGAATAAAACCACCTATATCTCTGATACCGCCATAATAACAACGTCCTTGTATTATTTGAACACCTGAAGTTCCATAGCCAACAATATATCTTTCACAATACTTCAAATAAGTATAGGCTTCTTTTTTAGTATCAAAAACTTGTATAGCGGCTTTGAGATTCGACATTGCAGATTGAATCTGCTTCACAGAAAACTTGAAAGAAATACTACTAAAATCCGGCGGCGTATAGCCACCAGTAGAAAAATTAAAAGGAATATTAGACTTTGATGGAGGAGTATAATCTGCCATTACGGTGCTATCCAATCATATATAAGAGCATTCGTGCCGCTCGTAGTATATAATGCCACAACATAATGATCTTCCAAATACGGAGACCCTAAAGTAAAATTTCCACTTACCGACGTGATTGTTGAATCTATCAGTTCACCAGTGCTACGTCGGTATAATCTTACCGGAATATTATTTGCTAAATAATTATCAACCCATACAACTCCAGAGCAAATGTTAATAGGCAAATCTTGATTCTGATATGAGATCAAATTATCCCACAAATTGTAATACATTGTAGAAATCCAATTTGGAGACCTAGTACCAGAAGAAACAAAAATCTCAGATATAGAACCATCGAAATAGTTACCATCCCATCGGCGTCCAATATAAAAAGGCTGTGTGTTGGTCGGCGCCCGCTTGTGGATGCCGTTGCCGTATGATATAAAGAACCATTGACATAAATCTTTACAGACGTACCGCTAAAAGTTCCTGCCAAATAATACCAAGTATTTATATTATACGGATAATTGCCGGCAGTTCCGACGCCTGTATAAAAATTAAATGTCCCATTGTCGCCACGTAGTTGATAACCAGTAGTGTCATTACTTGCTTTACAAATAATTTCGTCAACTACGTGCTTAGTAGTAGGATAAACTAAGGCCTCTAATGTATAATTATTTACCAAATCCAACGAATCGGCATCAGATATACTTATGCTTTGGCTATTAGCAAACCCGTAAAACAGCCCAGCTGAATATCCGTTTATATTGTTGAACGCAAAAGTCGATGGTGTTCCATGATTATTAAAACTTGTTGAATCTTTA